ACCCAAATTCAGACATTTGGACATTAAGTGTAAAATCAAAAAGCGGTGATCCAATAACCGTTCATTTGAGGGAGTTGGACAGATTAGCATTCAAGAGTGTTTCTGCATTAATTGCCAAAGATGAATTGTTAGGAGTTGAAAGTTTTTTGAAAACATTGTGGGTTGGCGGTGATGATGTGAAGTTGATTACGGATGATTTCACAGCATTGAGAAGTGCGGCCATCACTATTTTACCGATGTTACAAGCTGAGGCAGGTGAATTAAAAAAAAATTAAATTCTGCAAAGAGTTTATTGGAAACGGATGAGTTCGCACGTCAAAATGCACTTATCCGTTTTTATTTTAGAATTGAGCCAAACACATTGACAGATGATGAGTGGGCAGCAGCGATTGAAGAAATAATGTTTGTTTTAAAGTTTAACGGAACAATACAAGAAAAGAAATGAATAATTCAGTAGAATACATATTAAGTTTAAAGGATAGGTTCAGTAGCGGCATTAAATCGGCAACTAATGAAACTGAGAAACTGAATGGTGCTATGGGTACTACTCAAAAGTTAGCACTTGGTATTGGTGCTGCTATTGGTGCTATTGGAGGCGGATTAATTGCAAGAGAAATTGTAAATACAACTGCTGCAATGGAAGGATTGCAAAATCAATTAAACTTTGCGAGTGGTTCAGCCGAACAAGGGGCAAGAGATTTTAATTATTTGCGTAAAACATCTGAAGAGATGGGGCTTGATTTATTAAGTGCAACGCAAGGATTTGTAGGTTTAGCAGCATCATTTAGAGGCACATCTATTGAAGGGCAAGCGGTAAGAGATGTATTTGAGGGAATGGCAATGGCTTCAACCGTAAATCACATGACTGCAGAACAAACAGCACAAGCGTTTAAAGCATTGTCAGATATGGCAGGAAAAGGGGTTGTTTCAATGGAAGAATTAAGAGGGCAGTTAGGTGATGCTGGATTAAAAGGTGCGTTTAAAATAGCTGCTGATGCAATGGGAATGACTACAATGGAATTGAATAAATTTGTTGCAGATGGAAAATTAATGAGTGAAGATTTTATTCCAAAGTTTGCAGCACAATTAAAAAAAGAATTTGCAGGAGGGATGAAAGATGCAACAGAAAGTTTAACATCAAGGTTAAACAGAATGAACAACGCATTTTTAGAGATTAAATTAACTCTTGGAGAATTGTTTATGCCAATAATTCAAGGAACTATTAAAGTAATAACATCACTTACAAATTTTGTTAGAGAACACGCAGTAGCAATAGCATTTTTAGGAGGTACATTAGCAGGGGCAGCAGGTGCATTATTACTTTACAATACATATTTAGCAGTAACAAAAGCTATAATGGTAGGCAAGTTAGTTTATGCAGTTTGGAGTTTAGCCGCAGCATTGGAGGGTACAACGGTTGCACAATGGTTATTAAATTCAGCAACAGCATTTTTTGCAGGGTTGACAGGAGTTGGAGTGTTTTTGGTAGCAGCAGGAGCAGCCGCAGCATTAGCAGTTGGTATTTATGCAGCTAAATCCGCACAAGATAAATTGAATAAGTCAATGTCTGACCAACCAAGTGCCACAAGTGCAGTATCTCCATTAAATAAACAAATAGCAGGTAAACCAACCCCAACAAATAGCACAACATCCAAAGCAGGAACAAGTACAACCGCAGTAGAAAGCAGAGGAGTTCAAAACTTTAATATTTCAATCAATAAATTAGTAGAGCAAATTACGCTAACAGCAACAACAATTAAAGAGGGCAAGAATGAGATTAAGGATGCGGTTGCTGAGGCATTATTGGCGGCAGTAAATGATTTCCAACTTTTAGCAACAAAATAAATATGGCAGAGTTTTTTTTACCACAAGTAATACAAAAAAATAACGAAAAAACTTTAATAAAGGGATTTGGTTTGCCATTGGTACAGCGTGCTATAATTGCAGCAAATACTTTATCTATAAAAACCGATAAACCCGATAAAACAAGTTACTTTGGCACACCTATTTATGGTTCATTGTTTATTGTAATGCCAAGTTATAAAGAGTATGAGTACAATCCTATTGAAAAAAAATATCAAGAAACTTTAGGGCCAGTAGGTTTAGCAAGTAATTTTTTTGATGGCAATAACGATGGATTATTATTAGACAACGTAATAATTGATGTTACCAAAAATAGACAAATTGTAACAACAGACATAAGTGGATTTAATCGAGGCACAGTAAAAGAGTTTATAAATAACGGAGATTACACAATTAATATTCGTGGTTTTTTTGCAACTAAAAATCCTGACGAAGCACCTTTGGTAGATACAGGCATACTTGCTTCTTATTGCTCAGCCCCAGTTACATTGCAAATTACAAATACATTTTTAAATAGAATATTTACGGTCAACAATATTGTTGTTACCAACTTAACAATGTCGCAACAAGTAGGGCTTAGGAATGTTCAATATTTTGAAATTTCAGCACTTTCAGATAACCCTTTTGATTTGAAACAACAAGATGAACAGGCTAATCAATAAAATAAAAATAACACAATTGGGAGATGGCAGAAGTGCTATCTATGAATGGTTTGAAATCAACAATATTAGGATTGAAAAAAGTTGGGATAAGCAAACACAAACAGCAAAAATATTACTTCCGAGAAATATAAAATACAATAAAAAAAACATTTACGAAGGAGAAAATGCTTTGCTCAGGCGAGGTGATAAAATAGAAATATTTGGAGGTTACTATCCTAATTTAACTCCACTATTTACAGGTTATATTTCTAAGATTGGAAACAATGTGCCAGTGGAAATATTATGTGAGGATGCAATGTTTATTTTAAAGCAAACAATAGCACCAAATACAAGTTATCCAACGGTAAATTTGAAAGTATTTATGGCAAAGATAATGGAAAAGTCAACCATTCCATTTGAGGTCATAGATGCACAGATAGGGGCAATAAGAACGCAGTCAGCAAGTATTGGATTGATACTTGAAAAGCTAAGGACAGACTATGGATTGTTTTCTTACATTAAAAATGGAAAATTAAGAGTTGGATTTGCCTATTATCAAAACGAAAGCACAACAGAAACATTTTTATTTGAAAGACAAATTATTGATACAGGAAACCTCCGTTATCTAAAAAAAGACGATGTTAAAGTTAAATTAGTTGGAACGATTATAAAGACAGATAACTCAAGAGAGGAATATAATTATGGTGATCCAACAGGCGATGTCAGGTCGATATTTCAGTACGGAGGAACAAAAGCAGAATTAGACTTTAAGGCAAATCAATTCTTAGAACAAATGAATTACACAGGTTACTATGGTTCATTTCTTACTTTTGTTGAGCCAAAAGTTGAGCCCGGTGATTTTGTAGAATTGGATTCGTATATTTACCCGGAGAGAAAAGGAAAGTACATTGCAAAAGCAGTAACAACAGAATTGGGATTTGGTGGAGGCAGACAGAACATTGAATTAGAAAGAAGAATAAGTTAATGAGCAATCAAGCGACAGACATAAGAGAGGCAATAAGGGCATTATCAGGGATGGATCAACTATCCTATGAAACATTAATTTGTAAAGTGAAGTCAGTTGATGAGCCTAATTTTACTTGTGAGTGTGAGCCTATTGATGGGAGTGCAGATTTCTTTGGAGTGTTGTTAAATGCGGATAAAAAAAAGGGATTTGTTTTGATTCCAAAGGTGGGCAGTTTTGTTGTGGTTACTCAGATGAGTGAAACAACAAGTTGTGTAGTTATGGTTAGCGAAGTATCACAGGTTTATATTGCAGGAGATGAAAATGGGGGGTTGGTTAAGGTTCAAGATTTGACAAGTAAATTAAATGCTTTAGAAAATAAAGTAAATTCATTAATTATAGCGTGTGCAAGTCAAGTTGTTACTCTTGCACCAAGTGGAGTATTTGCATTAGCACCATTTTTTACAAGTGTAACACCATTAATACCAACTCAACAAATAGAAATAGAAAACACAAAAGTTAAACACGGAAATGGAGGCTAAAGACTTTTTACAAAACAGCGATTTTGATTTATTAATCAAAGATGGTGATTTACAGATAGGGTTATCAGATGAAGACCATATAATTGACATAGTAAATTCTAATCCCGGAGATTGGAAAGAATATGTATTGTGTGGTGTTGGAATTAACAACTATCTTAATAGTTCAGGTATGGAGATATTTGTTCAAAAAGAAATTGCAGTGCAGTTGGAGAGAGATGGCTACAAACAAATAAATGTAGATTTCAAAGATACAAATTCATTTAATTTCTCAGTCGATGCAGTACGAAGTTAAGAATGGACAGACTATTTATGATGTTGCGGTGGTGGTGTATGGTTCGCCACAATATGCGGTTAAATTAAGTGTTGATAACAACATAGATATTACAGATAGCATTGATGGACTTAGCTTGTATTATGACGAAAAAATTAAGGCAAATGTAATAGCAAGAAGTATTGTTCAGTCGGAGGTGTTAAGCCAACCTGATAACAACTATTTGATTAAAAGTTTGCAAAGCATTTATGATTTGGCATTGCAGTTTGGTTATGGGTTGGATAGGTTGGTGGAGTTTGTTTCTACAACAGGGATGAATTACACTAATTTTAGCAATGCAGGGCAAACAATAGTAGTTACACAACAGAACACTGATTTGCCGAGAAATCTTAACTTTGCAACGCAATTTGTAATGCAAGAAATTAGATTTTTGTTACAAGAGAATGGATTTTATTTATTGCAAGAAGATGGTTCAAAAATAATAATATAATATGGCAGATTTACCAATAAGCGGATTACCCTCAGCAGGGGCATTAGCAGGCACAGAGCCTATTCCAATAGTTCAGAGTGGTGCAACAAAGCAGACAACGGTTCAAGATATTGCAGACTTAGCAGGAACACCGCTAACAGCAGACGAATTAGATGCGATACAAGGCTCAAGTTTGCCGAGTTCGAGCAATGTATTTATTACAGATTCGGCACAGACCTTCACCAAAGATGCAAACAACAATGTATTTTACAATGGGGTTACAGCGACATTAGGAACGGGGTGTGCTAAAAATACATTTTATCAAGGTTCGGCTACAATAGTTTTTGGGGATGGTTGTACGAATAATATAGTTGAGCAAGAAAACAACGTAATAACATTAGGGGATAGTTGTTTGGCTAATAGATTTGGGATTGGTTGTGGTACATTAGTTTTTGGTGATGGGTGCGGTAATAATATAGTTGAGCAAGAATGTAATATAATAACATTAGGTGATAATTGTCAGGCTAATAGATTTGGGATTGGTTGTGGTACATTAGTATTAGGTATTGGAAGTGCCCAAAATGTATTTGGAAATGCAATTGATAACTTAACATTAGGGGATAGTTGTGCAAATAATACATTTGAAAACAATGTAAGAAATATAATTTTTGGCGATAATTTACGAAGAACATTAGTACGTTCAGGCGACTATGCAAGTTTAGATTTAACAGCAAGTCCAACATTTGATTTTCTTTATTCACTTGCTTATCCGAGTGAGATTTACTTAGGTTCAGATGGGCAACCATACCACCGCTATTATGATGGTGCTAATAATCAAGATGTAATTACATTGTTAGTATCACCTTACACCGTTTCTTATATTGGAGGTGGAAGTGGTAGTGGCATTCCTAAAGCAACTGCAAGTGGCACAGATACATACACAGCAACAATATCAGGAGTTGCCTCTTATACTGATGGAGATACTTATTTAATAAGGTTTACCAATGGAAATACAACGTCAGCAACATTAAATATTAATTCACTTGGTGCTAAGACATTATACAGAAACAATGATGGTGCTATAATAGGTGGTGATTTTTGGGATGGTGGAGAAATGTTGTGTGTTTACAATTCTACATTAAACGGATTTCAATGTATAGGCACTTCACCTAATAGTATATTTGCTTACGTTACTAATGCTGCTAGCGTAAGCATTACAAAAGGGCAAGTGGTTTATGCGTTTGGTGGCACAGGGGATAGAATGACAGTTAAATTAGCTAACAATTCAACAGATGCAACATCTGCAAGAACAGTTGGAGTAGTGTTCTCAGCAAGTATAGGGGCAAATCAAAAAGGTATCATTATATTGCAAGGTTTAATTGATGGATTAAGTATATTGGGTTCACCATTTGTTGATGGTGATAGTGTTTATTTAGGTTCTACGAATGGCTCAATAACAAGGACAAAACAATATGCACCAAATCATTTAGTTTACATAGGCACAGTAACGACTGCAAGTGCAGGTTCTGCAGGTCGTATGTATGTAAAGATTCAGAATGGTTATGAGATGGATGAACTGCACGATGTATCAGCTCAAACACCGGCAAACAAAGATGGATTGTTTTACAACACAACAACTTCATTATGGGAGTCAAGGCAAGTTGCTGCAACGGATATTAATGCCAATGTTAGCAATACTGAATTTGGGTATTTAGATGGTGTTACAGGTGCTATTCAAACACAATTAGATGCAAAATTAGACTTAGTAAGGGCATCTAATTTAATTGACATTGCAACAGATGGTGCAGCAACAAGCGGAACATCTAATACTTATTCAACAGGCGGATTAATAACACCAAGTCAGATATTGGCAGGGGATGCTATTGAAATATTTACACTTGTAAGAAAATCAGCAGCAAACGGAACAGTTACAATTAGGTTGTATGCAAATACAACGAATGATTTAATAAGTGGTACACCAATATTGATAGGTGCATCAGCCGCCATAGCAGCAGCAACAAGACAAACCTATTTTACAAGGTGGTTAAGAATAAAAGTTAAGGCGGGAACTGGTGCAGGTACGGAGGTTCAAAACACAGCAACAACAACGCAAACAGATTCTACAAACGCAACAACAGCACCAAGCACACTTGCTATTGATTGGACAGTTAACCAATATTTAATTGTTGCAATTCAGAATAGTAGCGGTTCAGATTCATCAGTATCAACAATGTTAAAAGTAAGGAGGTAAATATGCAAATAAACGAATTAAATGTAACAAGTAATTATGTAGAGGTATTAGATGAAACTTCTGCACACATAGAGTTAGAGGGTTGTTTAAGATTAGTAAATTTAAAAGATACTGAATTTAAAACAATCGAAGAATTAAAAATAGCAGTTGAAAGTTTGAAATTCGATTAAATAATTATATTTGTCAAAAAAAACTATGAAACTTTGGAAAAATTATCAATGGGAAATACTAATAATGATATTATTATTATTTGCTATCAACTTAGTGATAACAAGGGATGCCTTTGGAATTACAGCTTTATTGATAGCATTTGCATTAGTGCTACATTTGTTTGCAATGGTATTATATTCTATATTGAATGATTAGCCTAATCTACATACTTGTAATGTTATCCGCCATTGCTAAGGCAGGGATGGATAAGATTAACTTTCACTTTTACGAGAGTGTATTTTCTAAGTTGAGCCATAGATTTTGGAATAGTGAATATAGTTGGCAAAATAAGTGGAGAGATGGCAACATCGAGTTAGGCGAAGATTATCCGTTCAGTTCTACCTTGTTTGTTTTCTTAACCGATGGTTGGCACTTGCTACAATTCATATTTTTGAATACCTTTTTTTTAGCGTTATTTTTGATTGCCTTGCACGATTTCGGTTATCGTGAAGCAATCGTACATCTGATTTTATTAAGAGCCTTATTTGGGTTTACATTTGAATTATTTTTTAAATACATTTTTGCAAGTAAGTTATGATTACATTCAGTCAATTATTAGTCGTATGTATGGGATTGATTTCAGTGCTATACGGTCTATTCCATTCACGAGTTGTTAAGGTAGAAAAGAAAGTAGAAGAACACTCAACAGACATTCAAAAACTTTACGATTTTAACGAATTGAAAGTACAACGAATTGAGAGTGATATAATTGATTTAAAAAACGATTTTAAGGAATTTAAAAAAGAAATATCTGCTAAGATACATAGAGATAGCAACATCATTAATCAAGCAATACACACCATTGAAAGAGTGCAAAAAGTATTAGAAATGCACGAAGTTATCGAGGACAGATTAGAAAAAATAGAATTAAAATTAAACAATCTAAAAAAACAACTATGACACCAACTAACTACACACACGGGCCATCCGCAATCTACAAAAACCAAGTTTACAAAGTTATTGCCAACTATCCCGAAAAGAAAGAGGCAAAGCTAATCTACAACGGAGTAACTAAGAATGTGCCTTACGATGAATTGCACCAAGTAATGAGTGAGAGTGAGGCAAATTTGAGGATGTTAGAGGAAGAAGCTAAGGCAGTAACAGCAAAAACTAATTTATGAAAATCAGCCTAATTTTAGAGAGGGAAGTCTATACAGACAAATCCACAATAGGTAAACTATATTACAAAGATGTCCAAACAATAGTTCCTAAATTCATCTGCTACACTCTTGAAGATACTTGCAGAGATTGGAACAGAGATGGAGATTTAGACGATAAGGGAGAGCAGAAAGTATTTGGAGAAACAGCCATACCAAGCGGAACGTATCAAATGAATATGAGGTATTCACCGGGATTTAAGATTACAACTCCACACTTGCAGAATGTTAAGAGTTATGAATACATTTTAATCCATCCGGGCAATGGCCCACAACACAGCAAAGGTTGTGTTTTGGTAGGCAAAAAACAAGCTAAGGATTGGATCAGCGAAAGCAGAACAGCATTCAAAGAGTTGATGACCTTGCTGAAGAAGTATGAAGAAATGGAGATACAGATTGTTGACCAAAAGATAATTCCATTAGCATAATGTGGCGAACATTCCTAAAAAATATTTCATTAAATACACTAAAGGATTTATACCATACATTCAGCAATGAGCGGAGTTTCCTTAGTAGCAAGAAGATTGAGCGTTCTTTGTTCGTTATTTCTATTTTGCTTATGTATTGGACTTATTTTATTTTGGTGGTGCTTAAAGCCAGTATTACGGATTTTATTTTATTTATTTCGCCTCTTTTTATTGCGGCAGGATTCAATCTTTTACAATCAGAAAAAAACAAGAAAAATGAAAAAAATAATCCTACTAATACTGATAGCAACAACGATTAGTTGTAGTGTCATCAAGAATTTACGCAAAGAGAAAAAGAAAGAGGAAAGTAATACGGAGCAAGAAACTAAAACTGATAGTGTTGCCAAAGCAGAAATTGAGAAAGAAATAGTATCAACATTCACCTCCGATACAAAAACAGAATTTTTTGATTTAAGCGAGGTTACTATCTATGAGGTTATGAATGATAGTGGCGAGGTGAAAGAACGCACCACAACGATTAAAAATAATATAAAGGGCAATGTTATAGCCAAAGGCAAGGAGGATAAAAAAGAAACCTCCGAAGAAAGCACAAAAGTTGATTTGTCAAAATCTGACAAGTCAAAAGAAAACAACTCAAAAAGCGAGGAAGTAAAGATTAAGGAAGTAAAAAAATGGTCATTGCCAACGTGGATGTGGATAACAATGGGAATAACATTCTTTCTGTTTATCTTGGTAGCAGTTTGGAAAATCAAAAAGAAATACTTTCCTTTGTAATCACATTTTTCGACAACTTTACAGGGTTATAGAAAAAAAGAAAGCCACTTTAATCGGTGGCTTTTTTATTTAAAAATAATTTGTATATTTGTGCAATTAGTTTTCATAGACTGAATAGATTGTTCGGAAATGCCCACTTTAATAGGTGGGTTTTTTCGTTTATAAACATTTATTTTAAAATAAATTTGTTTATATAAATATATTAATATACTTTTGCCAACAACAAATCAATTTAATATGAAAAAACTAAATCAACTTGCAGACTACCTCAACAACTTATTATTAAAATACGAATGGTGTACATCTCACCGAGATAGATACCACGTACAAGAGCCAAAGAAAGAAGAAAAGAGGCTTAGAATTTGGCAAACAACACACAACGGAATTACAACTAAATACAATTAATAATGAAAAAGAAAAGTAAGATACAATACATCATTTCACCGCTTCAATTAGCATTTGTTAATTCAATAATCCACGAAGAAACAAATCCTGAGAATGGGGTTGGAATTAAAAAGGGAGATGCCTTTGGAAAGATATTTATAGAGGCTCATCCGAAGTTTAAGAGTTTCAAAAAAAGTAAGGTAGCAAGGGAATTGGATGGAGAGTAACGCAAAAGAAAAAGCAGAAGAATTATTTAATAAATACTTTTCTGAACTACGACTACCGTCAGATTGTGAAGGATGTATGCAATGTGTTGATAGGTGTGGCAATATGGTAGCTGTTGCGAAGAAATATGCTTTGATAGCACTTGATGAAATTTTAAGCCATCATTCACAAGAACAAGGATTGTATAGAATTGATACATATTATTGGCAACAAGTCAAGTCGGAGTTGCAGTCTTTGTAAGGTTGCGTATAACGTTTTGTGGCTAACCGACAGGTTGGGATTAAATAGTACAAACTTTAAATAACAGATAAAATATGAAAAAAGCAGAAAATTTCAATGAAGCACAAAAACCCAACTTGCGGTTAGGTGCTGTTAGCGGTAGTTTTAATGGGGTAAAAATTGAAGATGTTTGGTCGGCTTGTACAAGAATAAAAGCTGATAAAGGTCATTTGCTAAACAAAAGTACAGAATGGAACAATGCTTATCAAGAAGGTTTTGAGGCTTGTTTTGAGTGGTTGAAAAATTACCGCTAACGGCAAAGCATTGGCGATGTTGGGGATTAGAAAGTACAAAAGCTCAAATAAAAACAAATGATAGTAGAAAGCACAGAAGCTCAAATTAAGCACGAAAGCCCCAATATTGCCAATGCAGTGTTAGGTGCAGTTCCTGTTCACAAATTTCCTTATAACTGGAATTTAAAAGATGCAAACTTTACAAAGGATAAAGGCAAAGTATTTAGTTGTTTTGCTTGTGGTGGTGGTTCAACAATGGGTTATAAATTGGCTGGATTTGATGTAATAGGACACAATGATATTGATAAGAAAATGATTGAAGTTTATAAAACAAATCATAATCCTAAATATTCATTTTTAGAAAGCATTACAACTTTTGCTAAAAGAAAAGATTTGCCAAAAGAACTTTATGAACTTGATATTTTAGATGGTTCTCCACCTTGTAGTAGTTTTTCAATGGCTGGAAATAGAGAAAAAGACTGGGGCAAAGAAAAGGTGTTTAGAGAAGGACAAGCCGAACAAGTTTTAGACACTTTATTCTTTGATTTTATTGATTTAGCAAAAGAATTACAACCCAAAGTAGTTGTGGCTGAAAACGTAAAAGGTTTGCTATTAGGAGAAGCGAAAGAATACGTTATTAAAATTTATAAAGAGTTTGACAAAGCTGGATATTATGTACAACACTTTTTACTTGATGCTTCAAAAATGGGAGTGCCACAACGTAGAGAAAGAGTTTTCTTTATTGCATTAAGAAAAGATATAGCACAACCATTTTTATATTATGCAGATATGTTTACAGAATTGCCAAAAATTGATATGCAATTTAACGAACCAATAATCACATTAAACGACATCAAAGACAATAGTGCTAATGATGAAAAATGCGAAATGACTGATGTTAAAAGAAACATCTGGAACAATAGAATTAATGGAGATAGTGATTTTAGCTGCACATTAGGGAGAATTGAAAACAGACCAAATTCAATGTTTAACAATAACTATTTATATGGAAATAAACCATTAAATACTATTACATCAAAAAAGAATGATGTGCTTTTTGATGAACCAAGACATTGTAATTTTAACGAAAACACATCCGGGCAAACATACCCAAAAGATTATAACTTTTTAAATATGCCTTATTTATATTTATTAGGAATGAGTGTGCCACCTGTAATGACTGCACAAATATCAACTAAAATATATGAACAATGGCTGTCGAAGTTGTAGATGCGTCTTTTGGAATTGCACCTAACGTATGGTGCTTGGCGAAGGTTGGGATTAGAATTAAAAAACTTTAAATTATGCACAGAAGCTCAATAGAATTACAGAACTTGATTGAACCACAGAAGCCCAGCTTTTGCCAAGCACGTGTTACAGGCAGTACGGGTTTAAATGTACTATCTCTTTTCGATGGTATGTCTTGTGGTCAATTGGCTTTGCAAAGAGCTGGTATTAAAGTAAACAAATACTATGCAAGTGAAATAGACAAACACGCCATAAAGGTAACAATGGCAAACTTTCCTAATACAATTCAATTAGGGGATGTAACAAAAGTATTTGCAAAGGACTTGGATAAAATAGATTTGGTTATTGGTGGCAGTCCGTGCCAGGGATTCAGCTTTGCTGGTAAAGGATTAAACTTTGAAGACCCACGAAGTATGCTATTTTTTGAATTTGTAAGATTGGTAAATGAATGCAACCCAAAATACTTTTTACTTGAAAATGTGAAAATGAAAAAAGAACACGAATTGGTTATAAGCCAGTACATGAAGGTAGCACCAATTGAAATAAATAGTGCTTTACTATCTGCTCAAAATAGAGTTAGATTATACTGGACAAATATAAATCAAGTGCCGTGGGGTTTATTTGGCGATATGATTACAGATATACCACAGCCAAAGGATAAAAAAATATTGCTTAAAGATATACTTGAAAGTGATGTGCCGGATAAGTTTTATTTAAGTGATAAAATGCTAAAGTATTTTGAAACTCGTTCAGCAAACTTTAATGGTGGCAAAGTGAATGTAAGAAACGAAGAAGGTAAAGCGACTGCAATTTTGGCGAGCTCAGCAAGTTGTGATATTAGTGACAACTTTATAAAAGTAGATACTACTTTGAAAGTATCAAATAACCAAGACAAGGCAAATTGCTTTACTGCTGGGGGAAATAGTGGCGGACTGCATTCTGATATGACTTTAATAGTTGCAAGTAGAGGCAGAAACCCACAAAATCAAAAAAGTAGAGATGTAGGATTAAATACTGAACAAATGCTTGAGCCAAGATTTGACGGCAAAACAAATTGCCTTACAAGTGTTCAAAAGGATAATTTAGTTTTATCAATACCCGAAGCAACTAAAAAAGGATATGTAGAAATTGAAGCAGGGCAATGTTTTGATTTTGAAAACCCAAATAGTGAAACTCGAAGAGGTCGTAAAATGGAAGTAAAATCAAATTGCTTAATGGCAAAAGAAACCGACTTTATGCAGTTTACAAATGAGGGCAAAATAAGACGATTAACACCAACAGAATGCGAAAGGTTACAAACCGTACCCGATGGATATACAAATTATGTGAGTGATACACAACGATATAGAATGTTAGGAAATGGTTGGACAGTAGATGTCATTGCCTATATATTCTCATATATGCAAAAACTTTCAAATTATGCAGGATGCTAGTATTGCTTGTAACTATTGCACTTGCGTACCAAAACAATATCTATAAAATATGAAACCAATTGAATTACAACTAACTTACAAAAAGGTGTTAAGTTTCACCGAAACTCAAAAAAAGGCACTCAAAAAACTTGAGGATTATAATGTTAATGTTAACGAGTTTATCCGTAGTGCAATACGAGAAAAACTGGCAAGGGAATGGAAAGGAATAAAAGAAAGAAAGGACAATAAGTGTCCATTTTAATATAAACAATCTAAAAACAAAAAAAATGCAAAAAGCAGGAAGAAAACTAAAACAAAAACACGAGTACAACATTATTGACAGCGAGGTGAGGCAATACATAGACTACCTCTGCGACACGATAGGAACTGATTTTGATACGATATTCGCAAACAAGAGCAGACTTCGCCACATAGTGATGAAAAGAGAAGTGGTGGGCTATTTAGCTTATCTTAAATACAAACAAATCATTTCCTTAGATTTATTTGGTGAATTGATAGGAAAAGACCACTCCACGATTATTTATTATGGCAAAATGTATGAGAAGGCAATGCAGGGATATTTGCCTGATAACAAAGCGTTGATAGATGCCTTAGCGGTTGCCTTTGAGCATAACTTTGAAGGAAGTAAAGTAAAATATGGCTACAAGGGATTTATTATACATAAAACATTACTGAGCGAATACTATATCACAACAGATTCAGGGCAAAGATTGCCATTTATTACCAGTCAATGTGCCGATGCAGAAACATTCATTAATGGAATAGTGTATTGGAAGGAACGATTGGAAAAGTCCACATTTGACAACGAGCCATTTGAAAGTATAGAGGCAAATGTTTAGATTTGCTCAATGAAAGCTAAGAAGCCTATTCGCAAAGTATCTTTAAAACGTGCTGCAGAAAATCGGATCTACTCAAAAAAAAGATTAGATTTTTTATCTTTACCGGGTAATCAAATTTGTCCTATAACTGGCGAACAAACAACAGAGGTTCATCATAAAAAGGGAAGGTGTGGCAAATTATTTTTAGATGAAACGTATTGGTTGGCAGTAAGCAGAAAAGGCCATCAATGGATTGAATTAAATCCAAACGAAGCAAAGCAATTAGGTTATTCATTAAACAGATTATGATTAAGTTGGAAATTAAACCACTATCAGTTAATGAAGCGTGGCAAGGCAAAAGATTTAAGACACCTAAATATAATAAATATGAAAAGGATTGCTTATTTCTTTTGCCTAACATAGTTATTCCATCGCCACCTTATAAGCTATTTATTGAGGTAGGATTTAGCAACTCAGCAAGTGATATTGATAATATTTGCAAACCATTTATTGACATTTTGCAAAAGAAATATTTTATAAATGACAAAGATATTATTGAGTTAAATGTCAAGAAATATATAGTAAAAAAAGGTAGCGAATATATTTCTTTTAAAATTAATTAGCTTGATTTACAAATAGTTAAAAAATAATATTAGATATATTAATATATTTTTATATTTTTGCATCCAACAATTTAAAAAAACAATATGAAAACACTAATGAATTTTATCCTGTTGCTTGGGATATACATAACAGCAACACTTGTGTATGATGGCGAGATAATTTGTCTGCCATTATTAGTTGCACTAACATCAATCTTATTCATCATTAATCAAAAACAAAAAGTATGACAATTCAAGAAATCCAAAAAGTACAGGCATTAGCAATAACTGCTATTTCAGAAATTAATTGGCGAGAAAACAATGGTTGGCCAAGTGATTATCAATCTATCGAATCAACTCAATATCTTGATGGCTCAATCGTGATTGAGTATGTAACAAGAGTTGATATAGAACACGAGAAGCACGGAAATGGCTCACCTCTAACGATGGTAACTGACTTTTACAACATTAATGTTCCATTGACTAAGTCAGGCAATGTAAACTTTAAAGAGTTGTATGACCTTGTAGAAACTGCAATGGAGATTATCAGAGAAGTAGAAATTACAGAACGAATAGTATAATTATAAACCCAAAAAAACAATCAAAATGGAAAACTTAACAGAAATGCAAACAACAATCAGATTACCATTCCAAGTGAATGAAGAAGCCTTTTACATTAAGGATAATCAAATTAGAAAAGGTATTATTTGGCGTGTAGATGCCGAGATAACCGAAACATCTCATAGATTTATGCTGTGGTTTAAAAAAGAGGATAAAACAAATGATTTGATTAATTTAGAATTGGTTTTTACCACCAAAGAACAAGCTATTGACTACGTTACATCAACAATTAAATAAATAACAAAATGGAATTAAAAGGAATCATTGTAAAAATCGGAGATATAGAAACTATCTCCGAAAAATTCTCTAAGAGAGAAATCGTAATCGAAACACCGGGTGATTATCCTCAAAAGATAAGTTGCCAAGTATCTAACAAGACCATTGGCTTATTCGATGGCAAAGCAGAGGGCCAAGAGGTAACTTGCTCAATCAACATTAAAGGCCGAGAACATCAAGGCAAGTTTTACAACACTATCGAAATTTGGAAAGTAATCTAAAAACAAAAACAACTATGAAACTAATTGCAACTGCTTTATTGAAGGCTCAAAAAGAAATGGGAACAGCTAAAAAAGATGCTAAAAATCCATTTTTTAACAAAAACTACGCTGACCTTAACTCTATCCGGGAAGCGTGTATGCCACACCTAAATAACAATGGTATTGTGGTACTTCAGCCAACTGCCTTTATTGATGGCAAAAACTTCATTAAAACAATCCTTTTGCACGAAAGCGGAGAAAGTATCGAAGCACTAACAGAAATCATTTACAGCAAACAAAACGATGCTCAATCGCAAGGATCAGGAATAACTTATGCAAGGAGATACGGACTTCAATCATTGGTGAATGTTGGAGCAGAAGATGACGATGGTAACAAGGCAAGTAATCCAACACCGCAACCGGCACAAGCTGAAAAACCTTGGCTAAATAAAGATAGTGAGCAATTTGCAAAGGCAAAGGAATGGTTGCAAGGTGATGGCACAATTGATAAAATCAAAGCCAAATATCGTTTATCAAAAGAAGTAGAAACGCTTTTAACAACATTATAATATGAGCAATCTTAATATATTTCAGATAGAACAAGAGTATCTTAATTTAGCTAATAAATTAATCGAATCGGGGGGAGAATGTTCCCCCGAACTCGAACTGCAACTAACAATCAATCAAGACCAACTTGAACAAAAGGCAAGGGGTTACGGATTTGTTGTCAAGCAAATGGAATCCGACATATCAATAATTGATGCCGAAATTAAGCGATTGGGCGAGTTAAAAAAGTCAAGGCAGAAAACCATTGACAGATTAGAAACAACGGTCAGTAATGCAATGCAATTGTATCAGATTGAGAAATTAGAAACTCCAACCTTAAAGATTAGCTTCCGCAAATCAGAAAGTATTGAAATTGACAATGAGGCCGAAATTCCTGCACAATTTCTAAAGGAGAAAATTACTTACACAATAGACAAGGTAGCAATTAAGGAAGCCATCAAGAAAGGGGAAGTAGTTATTGGTGCAAGATTGCAGCAAAACAAAAACATCCAAATTAAGTAATGAAAGCAACATTTTTCAGCACCGTTAAGGATGGCAAGTTGCAGAAAAACACAACTCAAAATATCCTCCAAGAATTAAAACACTTGGAGGGTAAAAGAGTAGTTATCACAATTGAAAAGCAAAAGAGTTCAAGAAGCCTTGAGCAGAATAAACTCTATTGGGTTTACATCACGATTTTAGCCAAAGAATTAGGCCATAACAAGGATGAAATGCACGAGTTGGTAAAATATAAGTTTCTTAAATTAAAACGCTTTATATCGCTTGTAAATGGAAAGTCTGTAATCTTAGCTTTGGAGGATGGAATCTATGTTGATGTAAATACCGGCGAAATTTACGACATTGAAAAAGTTGAACCTTATGAGAAGATTGGATCAACAACCACCTTAACAAAATCAGAATTTATTTATTTTGTAGATAACCTAATTACTTGGGCCAAAGACTTTCTTGGAATTACTTTGCCATCACCAGAAGAACAACAAACAATTAATTATTAATTATGGAAACCTACCCACAAAAATTTATTGAGTATCATGCCAAATATCCAAAGGTTTATGCTTTTTACAAAGAAGTAATTGCTCAGCTAATCAATCGAGGATTTAAAAAATATTCAAGCGATGGAGTTCTGCACATTGTGAGGTTCACAAAGCACGATGAAATCAAAAAGGATGGATTCAAGGTCAACAACAACTACACTCCTTACTATGCGAGGTTATACGAGGCTGAACATCCTGAGTTAAAGGGGTTTTTTGCGATGAGAAAAACAAAAGTAATTAAGTTTGCAGATTAAAAAAATAATCCGTAATCTTGCAAAATGGTTTTGTGTAGGAGCAGAATCAGTAAAGAAATTTAACGAAATAGCGATTAAGTGAAGTCTCCTACCTTCATTTAGTCGCATTTATTTTTTATGGAAAAAATATTTTGCCGAACTTGTGGATTTACTGATAAATACTCCACAGAAATGAAAGGCACACAAAAGGTTGCTACCTGCAATATGTGTGGCAATTTTATCAAAAACATTGCTTATCAACCAGCTAAATTTTATTTTGGAAAGTACAAAGGAATGGAAATTTCCGAGTGTATGGATTTGGAATATTTGAAGTGGTTTGCTGAAAATACAAATCCAAAGGCAAACATCAAGTATGCTTGTTACTTGCAAATATCTAAAATTAACTCAATAGAAAAACTTTAGATATGGCTGAGAACAAAAAATCATTTATTTTGTATGCTGACCTAATAAAAAGCATTGACCATTTGACCAATGAAGAAAAAGGAATTTTATTTAATCATTTGTTGGAATACGTTAATGACAAAAACCCAATTTTAGAAGATAGGTTGATTTTGACCGCTTGGAAACCTATTGAACAACAACTTAAAAGGGATTTAAAAGATTGGGAGATAACAATAGGAAAGCGTAGTGAAGCAGGAAAAGCAAGTGCAGAAGCTAAAAAGTTGGCTAAACTAATTCAACAAACTTCAACAAAATCAACAAGTGTTGAAAGTGTTCAACACACCTCAACAAAATCAACTGATAATGTTAATGTTAATGTTAATGTTAATGTAATAAATAATAAAGAGGTTCTTTTTAATAGATTTTGGGAATTGTATTCAAAAAAAATAGGAAGGAAGGATTGTTTAAATAAATTTATGAAGTTAAGCATTAACGATATGGAAAAAATAATTCAATCCGTTCCAAAATATGTTTTATCAACTCCCGATGAAAAATTTAGAAAAAACCCTGAAACTTATTTGAATGGCAGACATTGGGAAGATGAAATTGAATTAACATCTACCCCTGCACCAAAAAAACAAGGTTTTGAATATCCACCATTACCATCACCACCAGTAGACTTCACTTTAGGAAATTAGACTATGATAAAAGAAGCAAAAGAATATTTTAAATTAGGACTTTCTGTTATTCCGATAGGTGATAATAAGATTCCACAAGGCAGTTGGAAGAAAAATCAAGCTGAATTGATTGAGCCAACATTTACAAGTTGCAAGGGCATTGGATTAGTTTGTGGTGAAGTTAGCGGATATTTGCAATGTATTGACATTGATTCCAAATACGATTTAACTGGGAAACTATTTGATAACTACAAAAAATTAATTTATGAAACTGACAAAAACCTTTTAAAAAAGTTAGTTGTTCAATCAACTCCAAGCGGAGGTTATCATTTTATTTTTAGATGCAAAGATATTGGAGGAAATTCCAAACTTGCGAATAGACATTGCACCGAACAAGAAAAAAAAGAAAACCCAAAGGATAAAGTAAGGGTACTTTTGGAAACAAGAGAAACTGGCGGATATTTTATGATTGCTCCGAGTGATGGCTATAAAATAATTTACAAGTCATTGGATAAAATTTCCGAAATCACTCCATCAGAAAGACAAACATTGTTTTTATGTGCAAGGTTATTAAATGAGGTATTTGAAACTCCTTCACTAAAGAAAACTGACATAAAAGTTTTATCTGAGAATGTAAGTCCATTTGATGAATGGAATAACAGAGGTGATATAATTGGACTTTTGGAAAATGAAGGATGGAAGATTACTCAAAGCAGAGGATCAAAGAATTTATTTTTAAGACCGGGAGGAACAGGAAAATGGAGTGCGGATTGGGATGATTCAAAGAGATTGTTTTATGTGTTTACTTCATCAAGTGAATTTGAACAAGGTAAAGCATACAATGCAAGTCAAGTATTGGCAAAATTAAAATTTAGAGATGATTTTTCAGAATGTGCAAAGTGGTTGCTGAAGGAAGGATTTGGAAATTTTACTCCCGAAAAGAAAGATTACAAAAAAGAATTTAAATCAGAACCTAAGTTTTTAGATTCCATAACTATTGACATTGAAGATGATAATTTTGATTTTCTTGCTAAAAAAGATGATTGCGATAAGTATATTCAACAAAAAATAGATGATACTTTTAAGATGGGAGATAAGACTGGCTTTGAAGATTTAGATGAGTATTGGAGGTTTAAAGATGAAAGTTTGGTTATGATTTTAGGACACGACAATGCAGGGAAATCTGTTGTTACTTGGTTTCTTGCAGTATTGGATTGCTATTTTAATGATAAAAGTTATATTATTTTTGCAGGAGAAAACAAAGTTGGAATGCTAAAGTATAAATTAATGGAGTTTTATTTATCCAAGCCAATTAAAAAAATGGGTAAAATGGAAAGAGAGGAAGCTATGAAATGGGTTGAAGAACATTTTGCAATTATCAGAAATGATATTCCATTTACTTACAAAGATATGTTAACCATAGGCAAAAAACTTTTAACTAAAAAGAATTATAGCCGATTTATTATTGAACCTTACAACGTACTTTCAAAAGATACTGGCAATGAACATCAATACGATTACAAAGCTATGTTGGATATGAAATTGTTTATTACTCAAACAGGGCTTGGAATTACTTTGAATGTTCACGCTGCCACCGAAGCACTAAGGCGAACTTATCCAAAAGGCCATCCAAAGGAAGGTTACTCAATGCCACCAAACAAAGCAGATGCCGAAGGAGGAGGAAAGTTTCCAAACAAAGCAGATGATTTTATGGTTATTCATAGAATGGCAGACCATCCCGATTTTTGGATGTGGACAGAAATTCACGTTCAAAAAATCAAAGAGAATGAAACTGGAGGTAAACGAACTTTTAAAGATAGTCCATATTTGTTGAAGATGCAGATTGATGGAGCAGGATTTGAAAACCAAATGGGTATTAATCCGATGCGAGATAGGAGAAAAGGAACTGCACCGCAAGTAATTTTTAAAGATGAACTACCACCAACCCCAATAAAGCCAAACGGAGCATTTGACACCCCAATAAACGATAAAGACAATTGGAATTTTACAATGGAGAAAAACAAAATAGAGATTGCAGACGATGCCTTCTAAAAAGTGGGCTACAATTGTACGAGATATTTTTAAGCTAAACAAAAAGTAAGCCTATAAATTGACAAATAAATAAAAAAGTAAATTTATAAACTGATAAAAAATAAAAACTATGGAACTACAAGTAAAACATTTAAAATCTAACGAAATAAGAGTAGGCAACAACGTATTGTTTAACAAAGAAATTATCAAATTAGATGGTTCACTATTTGCAATGTATTTGGAAAACAGATTAGGAATGCCATTTTACCCTATTCCACTAACTGAAGAATGGCTAATTAAATTAGGATTTAAGAAAAATAACTATTGGTTTAAAGATGACAATATGTTAAGATTTGGTTTAATAGACAATCAATTACATTGCTCAATTGGAAATGATGAAAGTGGATTTTTATACAACAGAATTAATTACGTTCATCAGCTTCAAAACCTATATTTTGCATTAACTGGCGAAGAACTTGAATTTAAACAATAAACTTGCAATTAATAAATAATTTGTACTTTTGTATTATAGCAATTGTGTAAAATACACGAAAATACACGAATAATGGCATTTAAAAAAGGAAATAGCGGAAAGCCTAAAGGCTCACAAAACAAACTCACCAAATCAGTTAAGGAAGCATTTGAAATAGCTTTTAACGAATTGCAATCAGATAAAAATGCAAACTTAGCAACGTGGGCAAAGGAAAATACAACCGACTTTTATAGATTGGCAGCAAAGCTAATTCCAACAGCAGTAAGTGCAGACATTACATCAAATGGCAAAGAAATAAGGTCGTGGACGGTGAAATCGAAGTAAATAAAGTTTACATAGATTTTCTGCATAGTGAACAAAGATATGCAGTATTGAAAGGTGGAGCAGGAAGTGGAAAATCAATCGCTGCGGTTCAAAAGATAATTCTAAGAATAACAACCGAAGAAAACCACAGAATACTCTGCATTCGTAAAGTTGCCACCACCATAAGAAACTCAATCTATCAATTATTAGTTGATAAGTTGTTAGAATATGGAATATTTGGCGAGTTCACCATCAATAAATCAGAAATGAGGTTTACTCACAATCCAACAGGAAATGAAATATTGTGTGCCGGGATGGATGACCCTGAGAAAATCAAATCCATTGCAGGGATTACGAGTGTATGGTGCGAGGAAGCCACCGAGTTAGACGAATTAGACTTTAACCAATTAGAGTTAAGGGTGAGGGGTGAAACAAGTAATTACAAGCAGTTTGTTATCACGTTCAATCCAATATCTGAACAACACTGGCTAAAAAAACGTTTTTTTGATAGCCAGGATAACGAAACATTTATCTTAAACACCACCTATAAAGACAATTCTTTCTTAGATAACGATTACATCCACCATCTGCAAGAAAGAGTTAAGGCGAACCCAAATTTGCACAAAGTTTATGTTTTGGGAGAATGGGGCAAAGTAGATTTTGGAGGTGAGTTCCTAAAAAGTTGGAGTACAATAAAACACACCACAATAATTCCTTATAATCCATCCTTAGCTATTTGGTTATCATTTGACGAAAACGTAAATCCTTATTTCCCTTGTGGCATATTCCAAATATCAGATGAAAACGAAATTAGAATGATTGACTGTATTGCTTTAAAAAACCCTGAGAACACCACCAAAGTAATGGGCAGAACAATTATGGCTAAATTAAGACAATGGAGGCACACAGGGCAAGTTTACATTTGTGGAGATAGCACATCACAAAAAGACGATGTTAAGCAGGAGAAAGGATTTGATTTGTTCAGGATATTGATAAACGAATTAGACGAAGTTAAGCCTATTAGAAGGGTTGCAAAGTCAAATCCAAATGTGCGACCGAGTGCTGATTTCTTTAATGCAATACTTGAGTACAATGAGCAAGGGATTAGCTTTGTTGTAGATGAAAGTTGCAGAGTTGCGATTTTTGACTTTGAGAACACCAAAGAAGATAAAAATGGAAAGGTTGATAAAAAGACCGTAACAGACCCGGTTACAAAAGTAAGTTATCAACCCTATGGACATATTGTTGACTTGACACGCTACCTTATAACCGCAGTATTTCCATCGCAATATTCTAAATTTCAAACAGGAATATTTAAAAGTTCAGCTATTGTTGGAAGGGATGCAGAATATAAATCACCGCAAAGATTTTAGTAACATAATTTGATTAAATAAAAAAAATTGTTACAATTTTGCATTATGGCAAGATTTCTAAAGACCTCCGATTATTCATCTATCATACAAGCGGTTGACCTTGCTCAGATTACTGAGGGTGTAGACCAAAACCTATTCGATTCCGAGATTAAGGCAATAAGTAGAATGAGGACAAAGTTAGTCCAACGCTATTTAGTTGACATAGAACTTGGAACAATGACTGCATTTAGTGCAGCAACACACTACCGCACAAGAGATAGAGTAATTAATGGTGAAACAATAACCCACGTTAATGACTTCAACAGATGGGATAAAACAACCGATTATGTAATTGGCGATATTGTTACCGATGACAATGGATATGTCTATACAGCCATTGCAGACAGCACAAACACAAAGCTAACTGTTGCAGGAGTTTGGCAGCCAATGGTGAACGTGCTAACAAGTAACGCTACATATTGGACAGTTGGAGATAATCGTTACCCTATGTTTATTGAGTTAGCAATGGATATGACATTGTATAACCTCCACGCAAGAATAAACCCACGTAACATCCCTGAGTTAAGGATTGAAAGAAATAGAGAAGCATTAGACCAATTGGATAGATGGGCAAGTGGAACAGATACAGCAGAAGTATTGAACATTAACATTGCAGATAGCGAGGGTTTCTCAATAAGAACTGGCAATAGCTTAGACAAACAAAATAATTTTTTCATATAATGGCTTGGTACGACATATTTAATTTCAATAAACCACAGCCGACAAAGGCTAACATCCGTAAGACAATTGACTTTGAACAGCAATTGCAGAGGGTAAGGCAGGATGCTCAATCATTCAACATAGCATTACAGGCGGCAGAAAGTCCAATGTACCCAAACAGATTTCTATTGATGCAAACGTATCAACAGATTGTATTGGATGGGCAGGTTCAAAGTGCAATGTTGCAACGTAAGTCAAAAATACTTTGCAAAAAGTTTGTTGTTTGTGGACCAGATGGCGAAATGGATGAAGCCAAAACAGCTTATTTTAATCAAAAGTGGTTTTATGACTTTAGCAATTTAGCTTTAGATTCTATATTTTGGGGTTTTAGTTGTGTTCAATTTGGTCAGATAATTAACGACCAATATACATCAGTTGAATTGATACCACGTATCTATGTAGTGCCTGAGTTTAGCTTAGTAAGAACAAACACAGCAACGGTTATTGAGGGTAAGCACTTTGATGAGCCAC